TCAGCCATTTTTCTTCTCCTCCTTTTTCCAAGTAGTTGCCGCAAAAGGGGGAATGAAGCCGGATGCAAGTACATCTGTATAGCTTGGCTTGAAGAGAGCGTCCGCCTTATGCAGCAGATCGGCATAGTTTGCGAGTTCGAGCATGCTCATTTCGGACTTATCCATAGCGGCAAGATGGTCTACAAATTCTTGTTTCAAATCGTCAATCGTTTTCATAAGTTCAGTCCTTTCAAAAAAATACAGCGGCGGAGCTATTGCCCCGCCGCGTTGTTGTTAGTATCGGCACGGGGCCGAACATTTTGTTGGCGTCAACAAAACATTGCCAACAAAAAGCTATGCTATGCAGTTGTCAGCAGCCGCAGCCCTGATTGCAGCCGCAGCCGCAACCCCCGTACTGATAAGGTGCAGGAACCTCAAAAGAAGGAACGGGGCGCGGGTTGTAATACGCGAACTGTGCGCTAACATAGTTGCGCATATCAAGCGTCTGAGCAGCCTGAGAGGCCGCGAGGTCAGCGGCAAAAAGACGCTGGTTCTGTTCAGCAATCTTCGCGTCCTTCGCAGCGATCTCCTGCGCGGTTAGACGCTGATCGATGCCGCGGAACCCGCTGTTCATCGCGTCGATGATGTCGCGGGTCGCGTTCTGCACGGTGTTGCGCGTGTCACACGCCTGCGCCGCCATGTCGTAGCGCACCTGCGCGATAGCCGCGCGATTCTCGCAGCAGCAATTTGCGGCCTGCATCTGCATGGCGTTGAGCTGCTGCATCAGCGCCGCCTGCTGGTTGCTGCGGGAAAGCTCGGCCTGTGCAAAGCCGTTTGCCATTGCCATGTTGGTGCCGTTGACAAGCTGCGCCTGCTGGTAAAATCCGTCGCAAAGGCCTTGATTTACACTGTCGATCTTGCGCTCGACATTGGCAAAATCAGAGGTCAACACGTAGCCGTCGACCACGCCGCCGGAATTGCCGTTGTTTCCCCAGCCGTTGCCGCCCCAGCCGCAGAACACAAACAGGAAAAGAATGATGATCCACCACGCGCCATCGCCGCCGAAGCCGCCAAAGCCGCTGTTCATCATGCCGGTTGGCGCAACAGGCATAGTGGCCTGAACGCCGCCGTCAGAAAGAGACATAGTATCACTCCTTTGAAAAATTTTTATTCATCAAATCGTGGCCACGATGTTGATTTATGTTGATGATTACTGCATCAGGCTTTGAAACTGCTTTGCCATCTGCTGAAGCTGATTGAGCTGCTGCTGGTTCAGCCTACCGCTCTGCAAAAGCTTTTCGACCTCTGCTTTTGGATCGCCCTGAAAGTTTGCCTTAAATTGCTGAAACTGCTGCATCATGCGCTGGAACTGGCCTACCGGTCCGGGCATTTGCCCGCCGCCAAGCGCGGCCATAAACGGATTAGTCATCGTCCTCGTCCTCCTCGATCTTGCGCTTCTTCTTGCCCTTTATTTCGCCCACAAGCGCCGCCAGACGGTCGAACTCCTCGCGGGTGACAAATTCCGCGCCCGGTTTTTGCGGCGCGTTAGAAGCCGTTTCTGCGCGCTCTACGAGGTCGTAAATCTTGAGCGTTGGCTTGCCGCTTGCGTCTGCCTGCTTGAGGTACACGGTGGGGGCGGTGGAATCCCACAACGCTACGGCAGAGTTGGGCGCGATGAGATAGCCTCTCGCCTCCTGCTCGCCGCTTACCCACTGCACGCCGCCCTGTGCGATGGGGTTCTGTTGCACTGGCTGCGACATAGGCTGCTGCATGGGCTGCATCTGTGGCTGCTGCATCTGCTGCATCTGCCGCATCTGCATGAGGTTGTCCGGCATTGGCTGCGGATAATAGGGATTGAAATAGGGATATGCCATGTTCATTCCTCCGTTTCTTTTACCCAATAATAAAGCGGGATTTCGTTCTCGCTGTTCCAACTGTCGTAGATCACGCCGTCTTGCACGCACACAACATGCCCGGAGAGCGCGAGGATATACGTCCCACGCGGGTACTCATCAGCAAACTTGCCGACCGTATAGCAGTCCGGGCAAGTGTCCGGTATAATGTATCTCCGGTAGCCCAAAGTCCGCAGATAAGCGCCCCAACAGGCGTTTGCATTTGGCAAATCGCCGTCTAAGTACCCCTGTATGCAGAGAAATAAATAGACCTCGCCCCAGTCCTTGCCGGTCGCCTTACAGATCGCGCGCACGGTGCAGTCTGATACGTTGCGCCCTGCGGGGTTTGGGTTGAAGTAGCTATACATGGAAAAGCTCCGCGAAATAGACATAAGTGCGCAGCTCGTCAGGATCAGGAAACAGCGTCAAAATGTCCATCGCCATTTGCTCGGTAAATCCACAAGCTAAAAGTCGTTCGTACATTTCGCGCACCTCCTTTTGTTGCCCCTATCATATCGTGTATCGCGCCCCGCAAATGGTCATCGTTTGGTCATTATTTGGTCAAAAAATATTTTGCGAAGTCCTAAAAAAGCTCTTGACTGCGCGCTAATATTAGCGTACAACGGAAACATAAACAAAAGGGAAACTTCCGGGAGGAAATAGCCATGAAGTACACGTATCGAATGTTTGAAGACAACGCTGGCGGCCTGCATCTTGCCATTTTGAACAAAGACGGCGAATGCGTTTATTATCTGAGTGACTTTGATCGCGGCCTCGTGCTCGACACGCTGGCTGCTCTCAAAGATGGCAGTGACCCCATTGCGGACGGCTGGGAGGGTGGCGAAGAAAACCCCGCTGCTTGTCTTCGCGAGATTGTCGATCTGGTTAACGCCGGTAACGGCGATGCGGAAGAGATTGACGCTTGAGGTGTCCTATGGGGAAGAAATATCCGGACTGCCAGTTTGCAGAAAGCGATTGCACTGCCTGTTCGCTGGTCAATTACGGGCGTGACTGCCATAACCGCCCAATCTCAAAGCTTGAATGGTCGCGCCGCATGGCAGGCCTCACGCAAACCGACCTCGCTGTCAAATCAGGCATGAACCGCCGCCAGATTCAGCGCGTGGAAATGGGAGACGCCGACGCCGGTAATTTAACCGCAAGAAACCTGATCGCCATTGCCGATGTTCTCGGCGTGAATCCAAAAGATTTTATATAACCGCAAAAAGAGAGCACCGATTAACCTCGGTGCTCTCTTTGTCCATCTGCTATTTTTTGATATGCTCGCCTGCGGCAGCGGTTGACCGCCTCCGGCGACAGGTGCAGCGCTGCACACACTTGCGCGTAGCTCTTGCGCCTCACGTCACACTCGATGAGGCATGCCATCTCATCGGGCGGCAGGTCATAGGCTTGGATGTATGCTATAGCCCTGCGCGGGGCCATAGAGGATAGTTGCGCGCGGATCGATCGGTGCTGCTTGTCCATGCTGTGCGCTGGGGCTTGCAGAGCGCTCACGCGAGGGGAGACGTTGCAGGCCTCCCGCCCGTTTTCCTTTCCGTGCCCGATTAGGGCACCGTTATTTTGCCGCTCTCTGGATCATCGTCACGACTTCCTGCCGCGTGATGAATCTCTGCGGCGCGCTGCCGTCCGTGATGCCCGCCGCCTTTGCCGCCGCCCAGTCCTTCGCCGCCCACGTGGAGACGGGCTTGGTGCCGAGCTGTGCCAAATAGCTGTCCATCATCTTGTTAAATGTTGCCTGATCCATGTACTCCTCCATTTCCGGCGGATACTTGCCCGCCAAGATCATGCGCCCTGTGTATCGCATATGGCTGTCCCATTGAAAATGCGGCTTGTCCGGGAATTTCTTCCAGTCGCCGCCCCACGAAAACCCGACCTGTTTTCCGATCTGCCCGCAGCGGGCGAAGAACGACGGATCGTCGTACTCATGCCCCTTGACGTTTTTGCAGATGTCAAACGCCAAACCCGCCTTGACGCCGTGGAACGTCGGCCTCGTCGCGGTCTTTGCCGCATAGCCGTTTGCGGCAAGATAGCGCTGGTACTCGTCATCCCTGACCGTCTCCGTCACCAGAACGGGCAAGCCCGCCTCCTTGCAGAGGCCGATAAAGATGACGCAGTTTGCGCGCACGTCCGCCCGCAGGTCGGCAATGTCCCTACTGTGATACATCGCCGTCACCCTTGCTGTCGATCACGTCCTGCGTCTTCTGGCTCTGCGTGCCGAAGTAGAACGCGATGATGACCGCGTATATCGTCATGAAGTCCTGCGAAATGTTCCCCGTGACGGCCATGTACGCAAATACGCCCGTCAGCACCAGCGTCACGATGCTTTTGACACTCATAAGGTTTGAGATACGCTTGATGATTCTTTCGTTCATGTTATTCGTCCTTTCCCTTGATTTTGATTCCCGCCAGCAGCCCCAGTTCTGCCGTCCACGCGGCGAACCACGCGACGGTCAGACTGTCCGGCACTACCTTGTCATGCGCGGTCAATACGAGCACCGCAATGCAGTACCAGCAGAGGTTGAGCACTGCCGCGATGACGTACTTGTCCCGCTTTCTCAGCTTCTTCATAAAGCCACACCCGATAGCAGCCACGCGATAAACGCGCCCGCCAGCGCCGCGAGAGCCTTGTCGACCAGCCCGTCCCAGCGTTTCCCCGCCTTGCCCGTGATGGCTTTCACGTCCTCTTTGATTTCCTTGACGTCTCCCTCAACGGTTTCCTGCTTGGTCGCCAGCACCTCGACCGACGTTGCCAGCCTGTCAAGCGCTGTTTGATGCTCCTGCAGCTCGTTGATGCGGTGCGTATTACTTTTGCATCGACTTTCGATCAGCGCGATCTCTGCATCATCGTAGTGCTTTGCATTATCCATATCCCGCTCCCTTTCTCGTTTACTCTTCGATTTTAACGCCATACCGCTCAAACATCGCGCGGATGGCAGGGTTACGCAGCAGCTTTTTGCGCTGGCCGTGGTTGAGGTCGTTGTAGACCTCCTGCAAGGCGGCCTTGACCTCCTTGTTGTACGCGATGATGCGCTCTCTCATATCGCTCATGCCGTCACCCCCGTAAGCAGTGCCTCCATTGCATCGCGCAGCTCGGTGTTGTCCTTTTCCAGCGCGGCGATACGCTCTTCGGGTGAGGGTTCAGGTGCGGGCATTTCGGTTGCCAGCTTTTCCAGCTCCGCGATTTCATCGGCGGTCATGTCACGGATTATGCCATTTGTGTATGCTTTCATTTCAGCCCCCTTATCGTCAAAGTGCCAGTTCCATCGAAATTTTGCGAGTATGCCTCAGGTAACACTATTTTTACCGCGCCGAGGTCGGTCAAATCTAAGTTGTCTTTAGGGATACCTATGCCGCCGGTTCCGGGCGTCCCGACATTGTTGCGGAACAATTGTATATATCGCAAAAACGGCTCATCTTTGGCAAGTTCGATATACCCGTAGGCTCCCTTAAAAAAACCGGAATCGATAATATAGGATGTTATGGAGGAATCAGGGTTAGACTTTTTGTAAATATATACTTGTACCGTTCCACTGCCGTCTTTTGTCATTGGCTTCACCATTGATATCGCAATTTTAGTGTATCCACTAAAATTGGCTATATCATATAATGTAACGCCCGCCGTCAATGGGATGACATCAATCTTTTCCCACGTTTCGGCCCCCACGGCATCCACCGCCTCCCACTCCGTCGGCTTGCCGTCAGTATCAACAGCCTTGACCTTGACAGTCTGGCCCACGGTGGCAGCGGTCAGGCCAAGAGAGATATCAGTCCCGCCGGACGGGATACCTCTCACCGCCTTAGCCATCCCCGCCGGAAAGCTCAAAGGCGCGGTCGTGCCGCCCTTCTCGCGGATAGCGTCCGCAACTGCCGTCAGGCTCGTGTCCTTTACTAAAAATTCAGCCATTAAAATGTCCCTCCTTCCGCCATAGGCAAGACTTCTGCCACCCACTTGTCCTGTGCACTGCTCCACCGCAGAAACGCCCCGTCGTCAGCCGCTTCCGGTAGCCGCGGTTGGTCGATTGTGCAGAAAGAGGATATTGTGGCACTGCTATTTTGCAGAATCACATTGAAAAAGATATTGACGCCCCACGATCCGTAAAACGCCTTGCCATAGAACTGGTACGTTTCCACTCCTTCGATCATGATCCCGACAAAATATGCCTGTACCGACAAGCGATCTTGATCACCCAAGAACCCGAATTTGAGCAGCGCCCCACCGTTCTTGGCGGCAGCCACAAGCTGAGCCCCGATATCTGTAGATACCTCAAATGAGAGGGATTCCCCAGACTGCGCTGGGTCTGCATTCACACCCGCGGAATACAAGTCGATGAGAACAGGTGATTTTTCCGCCACCCACTTTTTATTTCGGACGCGGAGAAAAGCACCTTCTTCCGCGCCATCAGGCTTTGGTAACTCGGCCTCCTGCCCAAAATATTTGCGCAAAGCGTCCCCGGTAACCTTTTTTGCCGTCGCATTTTGCTGCACCACAAAGAGATCATCCGCCGTTACAGCTTCTGCCGCAAGCAGATCGTCAATGGTTTTGTCCATGTTGCCCTCCTTTATCGTAAAATGTTGATCATATGGTATACGTCCACCGCCCCGTAGACCAAGGCAGCAGCGTATAGCGCATACCGCGCCGCCCTCTCCCTCCGGGTAGAGAGCCACCACAGCAGCCCCCACACCGCGCCGACCTTGTAGCAGGCCATGAACGGGACGGAGCGCATCAGGGGATTAAGCTCCACCGCCCCGCCATGCAGCGCCCAGAGCGTGCATGATAGGTCGATCAGGTTGAGCGCGTATGCGATGACAGCGGCGTGTGCTCTTTTATAACTGTCCATATATCCTCCGCAGTAATTCCATAGTCGCTCAGCGCCCCCGGAATCTTGGCCATCGGTTTCGTGCATAACTCCCGGATGGTCTGCACGTCTGAATTGATGGAAAAATGTACTACCGTCTGGGTATATCCGCGATCGCTTGTCCGAGCCCAGGAACCGCATTTCCGTCCGTTGACCATTAAGTCGTTTCCATCAATTAGAGCACTTATCTTACGGCTCTCCAGCATATCGCGCACGGCAGAAATGGATTCGCAGCCAAAATTGCTTCCACCGTTTTTTAGCTCCATGATGGACAAATCACCCGGGAAGCAAACAATAGCCCCTCCAAGATGCCACGCCTGATACAAAAATGCCCCGCTGCGAACACACGCATTTACGTCAATATATTGCGGATATCCGTAAACTACAGCCAACTCGCTTGAAAACAAAAGCACAAGTCCGTCTGCTTGCCTTTCTATTAAATTCTTTGCAGCAGCAGCCGCAGTCTGATTATTAACGGCTTTGTAAATCATTGCGTTGTCCTCCTTATATCAACGCGGAAAGAATCGATTCGAGCTGATCCTTTGTCATTTTTTTCGGTTGCGTACAAATGGAACTCAGGGGGTGGATACTCTTTTTCACTCGGGAATCTGTAAGAACAAGATGCAACCACAGATAGTTTTTCGTGTTTTTCCCATGTTCCGTCTACCACTTCCACCCATGTGAATATATGCTTATACTCCGGATCATCGTTTTCAACCTGTACGGTAAGGGATTCATCGGTTCTATCTTCTCTATAGTTTTTTGCAGAATGCTTTACATCAGGTTGCACTTCTCCGTTTACGACTATTTTAGTTCGGTCAATGTCTCGTATCGTAACGGGGTCGTTGTCGATCAGCAGCATCGGCAATAAGGTCTTTCCACCGGTGATGGATTGATAGTATAGCCCGGACCTATCTGCCGCCTTTAACACATCTGTAAGAGACGCTTTTTCGTTTGGGATGGGATCATAAATTTCAAGCAATTCAAGCGAGTACTCCACCGATGCGGTATATGTCGTATTGGGGGCAAATTTAATTTCTCGACCAAGATACGAGTTCGGCACCGAGGTTTCGTCTCGGCTCGAAGATATCGAGCAAACGTAAAAGGATAATTCCGCGCCATTGACTTTGGTATCAAATTCGATGTAGTTGCCGGGCGGAAAACCCCATATCATGAGGGTATTGTAACTGTTAAACTTAACCCCAGCGGTTCTTTTTGTAACGGTGTATCCCGGGTCTGCATTGTAAGGATATTGCAGCTGTATACCAGCCCATAACCCATCTGCGTTAGCCAACGGCGCCGGTGTGCATGCCTGTGCACTGACACACGATAGTCTATATTTTCCCCGTGGCAACACTCCACACTTAATTTTGATCGTATTATCTCCGATCAACCCTCCGGGGATTGTTTCTGGCATGGTGAATTTTGAGCGAACATTTGCGCCGAGCGTCGAGCCATCATCTGCAATCGAGGCTACCTCTTGCTCCCCGTAGGACGAACCGTAGGGAAAGTATTTCCAGGAGCCGGAACTACCGCTAAGTCCAATGCTGGTCATATCTTTTATTTTTAGAGGTAAGTCAACACCACTATAAGCAGATAACTTAAACCCCTTTTCATAAAAGTACCAAGCAATTTCCTCCCCAAATTTTTTGCGCCTTTCCGCGTACTCACTCGGGTCCGTAAAACTTTCATCTTTTAACCATTTTTGGAGAGCCGTCATACCAGGCAGCTTTGGAACAACAAGCTTGCCGAGCATGTCCAGAATGTAAAGCTCCACGAGCATTTCGTCCGTGGACGATACCCTTGTACTAATTACTCCTAATAACGCTGCCCACCGCAGCGCCCCCTGTGTGCTCATGCCGACGGCAAGCCCCGCTAAAAAGCTTGCCTTATCGTAACCGGCGGCGCTGGACGGTGCGACGGATACAGCGCTCGCCGGCGTCCCGACACTCCGCGTCTTGAGCATTTTCCCCGCCATAACGCCCTTAACAAAGCAATTTTTGTCCATACCTATCACCCCGTCCACTGGATTGCCATTTCCGCCCCGTCTGAGTAGATGATCTTGACGGGGACTTTCTTGCCACCGACCGTCGCGAACTCTACCCCATACTCGAGCGGCTCTGAAATACCCTCTACCGTCTCGGAAAAGCTCCCCTGCTCCCAACTTGCGAAATTAAGTCCCACGGTTTTCCGCAGCCCGAAGAGGTCCAAATACCCCTCGTCCAGCGCGGCGAGGCCGAGCAGCTTTCCCATGCTCGTCTCATACGTCAGCTCCAGCGAGTTCTGCCGCTTGACGAGGTAGCCGCGCTGCTTGCCGTTGGTGTCGCCCGCACCGAAGACGTCCACAGGGTAGTAGTATTGGCCGTCCGACTGAAACGAGATCGCGCGCTTGACCTGCTCCTCGTACTGATAGACCATCACAGGCCAGGTCGTCTGCTTGGTGGTGGTGAAAATGCGCTCGCCGTTTGCGTAGGGGTATCCATCCGAGCCAATAGACGCGCCCGCGGGGTCTGCCTCCCAGTAGATCAGCTCCCCGTTTGGGTTTTTTGCCTGTTCCGTCGTGCTCTTGGCGATGCCCGCGACGAACTCAAGGCTCTGTCCCTCCACGCGAATGAAATTGTCGTCCGTTGTGTCGCCCGCAAGGTACTTGACCACGCGGCGCGAGGTCGAAAGCCGGTTGACGCTCAAGTCCGCGATCTCGCCGAGCGCGGAATACAGCGCATCCGCCGAAAGCTGCCCGGAGACGTCCACGTTGCCGTCGAGCTTGATGTAGCCCGTGTAGTTGTTGGGGCCGACCTTGAGCGTGATCGTCGCGGTCGTCTGGCCATCCGGGCTGGACGCTGACGTGACGCTTAAGCTGATTCCATCGACCGTTTGCGTAATGTCCGATACCCGCCCGTCGATGCCCTCCACCTTGAGGTTGATCTCCTCGCTGGTCTTGGTAATAGTCGAGCGTGTTTCGGCAATCTTGCGGTTAAATTCTTGCGTGATGTACCCACCAGCCGGATATTCGTCTTCCATCTCCGCTTCTCCGGGGGAAGAAATGCCCGCATATCCGCGGCCATCATCAGAGAGTTTAGACAGCGGCGAATAAATGCCACCAACCGTCACGCCGTCGCCCAGCTCTGCCGCTGGATCGATGTTTGCTGCGCCTGCTTCGTAAGCCTGATACCGGTAGCCTTTCATGGTTTGCAGCAAAGCATTTACCATTGGCTGCGTAGCGTGAGGGCAACTTGCGATAACTTCCATGCCGGTATCATCACCCGCCGTCAAGCTGTTCTCATCGTCCACAAGCAGCGTCACGCGGGAGATAGGCTTGTACTTGCCATTGTCGGCAAAGCTTGTAATGTCGCCGCCGACGTAATATTTTTCAGACAAGAATCCTCACCCCTCCAAACGTGATAGCGCTGCCCGCTTCTGTAATGAGATAGTTTGTCTCGCTCGGCATGGACAACAATGGAATAAGCAACAGTTTCCCCGCATCGGTGATAATCCAATTCCCGCCGTGCGCCGCTGCGATAAAACATAGCTCATTGCGGATGGTGTAATCATTTGCGGGGTAGTCGATGGTATATGAGCTATTGAGCACTGTTCGGCTGTCCAGCTCCACGCCCATCAACTGGCAAAAGATGTTCACAGCGTCAGGCATAGTCATCGGGAAGTTAAGTGACTGGTCTGGCTCCCACACAACGTCAGCCTTTCTCATAGCGTCGTATGCTTCGAGTTCCCAATAATCCCCATCGCAGGAACGGCGGTTGGTAAAAAACACGCCTTTGGGAATCCAGTCTGTTACCTGATTTCCATTAACAAGTCTGAGATAACGCTTGATCGTCGCGGCGCGCGGTACGTTGTCCGCATACAGCGCCAGTTTTAATGTTGCGCAGCAGGCGTTTCCGATGCCGAATTCTTCAAACAGTTGGGATTCTACGGAGTGCGAAACTTCCGCGTCTTTGCCATATTCCGTTCCCGCAACGTCAAATTTGTACTCTCGTTCTGTGCCGGAGGCGTGGAGCAGCTCGCGCCACAGCGCACTTGTTGTCTGCCCCATATCACACCTCGATCAGGTTAAACGTCGCGCCGCCCCACACCTCATTATCGTCTGCCGCTTCCTCGAGCGTGCATTCCAGCGACGAGCAGTAAAACGTGCTTGTTCTCACTCCATGCAAGTCAAGATACTTGACCGTGCACGTTGTCTTATTGAGGTCATCATCGAGCTTTGCCAGCTTATCGCGAGGCATAGAGCGCGTTGTATAGCTCAGTTTCCGCTTGGTGGTGATCTTGTCGCGGCGCATTTTCCCGTCTTTGGTGCGGGTGGTCTTGTCGCTGTCGAGGTCGTTGCGGCTCCACCCATAGCCCTTTGTGGCGATAGCATCGGAGTAGTCCGTGCCGTTGATAATAAGGACTTCCATGTTACCCCTCCTTAGTACAGCAGCACGGGCTTACCCGCCGCGCGCGTCATGTTGTTGATGTTCTTCACGGTGCTGCGTGCGATCTCCTTACCGTCAAGCTGGATAACGACCGTAGTTGTTCCGCCTCCAGATTCCGCCATAGCCTGCTTAAATGCTTCGACCATCGTTGCAAGCGGCGTTTCGATGTTCGTTCCGCTCTTCTGGTCGCCCAGCACGGCGAGAAATTCCTTGTTAGGGGGAATGACTGCACCGGTTGCCAGACGAGGAAGATGTACTTCGGAAAGCGAGGAAAGATGCCCGCCGATGCTTTTACCGCCAACACCCGGAACCCAGCTCGGGACGGTAAACTTAATCGTATTGATCTTGCTGATAAGCCAATTCAATCCCTTGATAATGGCGTTTACCGCGCTCTCAGCAATAATGACGATGCTGTTCCAGATGCCTTTAAATACCTTTTTGACACCATTCCATGCAGAATTCCAGTCGCCAGTGAACACTCCCTTGATAAACTGAATAATGCCTCCAAGAATGTTATCTTTAAGGTTTCTCGCAAACTCGGTCAGATTGCCAGTTAGCGCAAGTACAGCGGTAACTACCGTAGCAATTCCCGCAATCACAAGTGGGATGACGCTACCGGTCAAGAAGAAGAACCCCAGCCCCGTTGCCACAATGCCAGCAATCAATAACAGCGTATTTTGGAGATTTGCGCCGTTATCACAAATGTCCTTGAACGCTGTGATAATCATTGCTGCGCCAGCCACTACAAGGCCGATGCCCGCACCGACTTTGCCGAATGCGATTGCAAGCCCCCCGGCAAGCGCCGCTGTGCCTGCAAGCATTTCGAGCAGATTCCCCCAGTTGACGCCGTTGTTCCATGCGTCGGATAGTCCGTCCCACAGAAGAATCAATCCGCCAACAGCAATGAGGATTCCACCGAGCTTTTGCAGAATAGTGCCAAGCACCCCCGGCAAGCTGCTGCTGATTTTCCACAGCGCCAAGCCTGCCGCAATGAGCATGACTGCATCGGCAATTTTTTTGAGGCGGTCGCTGATATCGTCCATGTAGCTAAAGTCCGGCGTAATTGCGTCAGCAGATGCACCGCCGCCAGCGTCGTTTGCTGTATCGGTGGAAATCTGGTTGATCTCATCAAACGCTGCAAGCTGACTTGCCGCTTTCTTCGCAGCGCTTCCGGTGCCCTTTAAAGCGCTTGTTTCTTTGTTCAGCGCCTTTGCCGAGTTAGCAGTCGCCTTGACGCTCTTGCCGGAGATAAGCGACACAAGGCGCGTGATCTGCGAGACTACTGCCGTGATAACTTTTACAAGCAGTGTAAAGGCGGGAACAATTACACTTACAAGAGGCTGTGCCAACGTCAAAAGCGCTCCTTTAAGCTGCGCAATGGATTCTCTTGCCTCGGAGTTTACCATTACGACGTTCTTTACCCAGTCGCGCACCTTTGATAGTGCCTGAGTAATAACCGTAAACACAAGCGCACTGCGGACAACGGATTTTAAGCGCTGCCCAAATACTTTCATGGAATCTGCCGCCGCTTCGGTTGCATTGCGCAGCCCTGCGCCTTTGGCTCTGCCCTCAATCTGCTGTGTTAGCTCGACTGCCTGCGTTTTCGCGTCGGAAATCTTATCGCCGGTTTTGTTGATCTTTTCGTTGAGCTTATCAATGCTATTTGCAGTTTTGTTAAATTCGCTTTGCAGCATTCGCACGCGCTCGGCCTGCTCGGACACGTCGATTTTCTCATACGTGCCTTTTGGCGCTGTGCGCATATCGGCAAGCTCCTGTTTCGCCGCATCCAGCTCTGCTCCGATGTTGCGCAGCCGGTCTTCCATCGGCGTTTTCTGGTCGCCGAGCCGGTTGAATTCCTTTTGCAGGGATTCGATATTGCTTTTTACTTTGTTCAACTCCTGATGGAGTTTTTTGTCGATAATAGTCGCTTCAAATACGACTTCGCCGTCAGCCATAATATCACCTTCTTGCTTTTTGGTTTTTTGCGTGATATCATCCAAGCAGCCATAAATAATGGCAAGGAGGAATGAAAAATGGATAAGATGACTACTTGCAAGGTATGCGGGGCATCTATCGCAAAATCCGCTACCACTTGCCCGCAGTGTGGAGCCAAGCAGAAAAAGCGCCACCCGGTGTTGGGGATTATCATTGCTATTTTCGGCATTTGCATGATTGCCGCCGCATTAAACGACATGGGCGATGATCCTACCGCAGAGAAACAAACGTTTGGCGTTGGAGAAACTGCCGAGCTAAACGGAATCAGTGTAAAGTTTGATTCCTGCACTGAAAGCAATGGATCGCAGTTCAACACCCCTGATGACGGCGATGTGTTTTTGCTTTGTGAATTCTCCATTGATAACCAGTCGGATAAAGATATTGCCGTTAGCTCTATCGCATCGTTCAACGCCTATGTTGATGACTACTCGACAAACCTGAGCATTTCGGCCACCATCGCAACCGATAAAACCCAGTTAGATGGAGCCGTTGCTGCCGGTAAGAAAATGACCGGTGTTGTCGGATACGAAGTCCCCAAAAGCTGGAAAGAAATTGAAATTCGCTTTACTCCCGACTTTTGGTCTGGAAACGAAATTACATTCATTGCAAACAAGTAACTATTTCGCCCGATGCTATTTTGCGTCGGGCGTTTTTTTGCCCAGCCACGCGTTGATTGTGTTATTCTCTTCCTCGGTCAGCGTCCGCTTTAAGTCAACAATGCGCCGATTCTCGCGGTAAAACTCGCGGTCGGCCTTGTCGAGCGTTTTCCCTTTTGCTTTCAGATTGCGAATTCGCACGATGTTTGCAAACAAGCAATCCCCGATTTCATAGTACGCCGAGACGAATGACCACCAATGCAAATACGGGATTGCCCTGATTTCTTGCCCGACAACGCGGTTGATGGGAGCCACAATGTATTGAAAGTCCTGCTCCCAATCCATCAGTTTTGGGCGTTTCCTGTTGTCGCCCTCATCGCCGCAGTCGAGAAACCATGTCATCTGTTTCACCGCATCTGGAATATGCTCGTCCGGCATTTGCAAAAAATCAGGATAGAAAATATCCAGCGCAGCAAGAACCTTTTGGCCATTGTCCAAATCGACCGCAGCAAATACCGCAAGCACGTCCAACGCCGCACGATAGTCCGATCGGATAGCATAATCAACGCCGCAGACGTTCAGTGACGTCGGAAGATCGTACATCATTTGCGGTATTTTTGCGTGTACTTGCGGATTTTCTCATCGGCAAGCGCCTGTTCACGCTTCACCGCTTCGTCAAACTGCTCGATAATGGCAGTCATAAAGTTCTGCCATACCGGTGCGCCGTTGGCTGCGGAATAAGCGTTGACACTGCCGAAAAGAGTGTCGGCAATATCCTGCCCAAACAGGTCATTGATGATGCCGCGCATTTCCTTGTCGAGAGAATCGACCATGTCGAAAAGCTCATCATCGGGAATATCTTTTTCAAGTGTCTTTGCGCGGGTTTCCTGCTTCTTGCGCAGGTCATCAAAGGTTTTATATGCTTTCTTTGCAAAGTTAACATCCGCAGGGTTGAAGTACACCGTTACAATGCCGTTCACGCCGCGAATGGTATATTCCTTTACACCAGAATCAAAACTGAGTTCCATATATTCCTCCAAAATGAGGGCTGACAGATGCCAGCCCTCTATAAGTTGTTAATCCGCAGTAAACGTAACAGTGTCTCCATCAATAGCGGCAGAGCCAATCGTGCGTGTACCGCCGAACGTCACGGAAATATCCATGTCGACAGCACCGCCACCTTCGCCGCCGACGCGCGTAGGAAGAACCGTGCAGGACGAATAGCGTTCTGCAAATGCTGCCGTTTTTTCCGTGCCAGCATAGGCATGAACAACAAGCATATCCTGATTCGCCAGAGCCGCCGGGTTTTGCTCTTTGACGGCCAAATTCCAAAGCTTACTGATAGCCTTGCTGCCAGAATCAAGCCGAGACGTATCAAAGTCTTCAGTAATGATAGGCTTTCTCACCGTCGTTCTCGTCACACCTCGAATATCCTTCGAAGAATCTTTCTGCCAGTCGTATTCCATACTGGAATCAGTAACGCCGTCGCCCAACGGAGACCACTCCGGAGTGCCAGAAGATGACGCAACATTCAGAAATGCGACTAAACTTTCTCTGTCAGGGGCCTGCCCCGCTGGAGTGTTAAATGTCGTATCAGCCATTTTTAATCACCTCGTAATTCATTTTCATAAGGATTTGGTGATCCTCGTCGCCGTTTTCATACACGGCAAAAAGAGAGGATCGCGTTGTCGGCTCAATGCGAATGACGCGGCGGCCGTCGCCAATGTCAGGTGGCGTTTCGCTTGCTGCCCAATCGCCCAAGGCGTTAAGCAGCTCGTCAGCTTTGAGCCGTTTATCATTGCTATTCCCCGGCTTCATGCGGTAGATGACCTTGAATTGGTAGTCCGCCTGATATCCGCCGAGAATGTATTTTTGTACGATGTATGCCGCCTGAATCGTAGACAGCGCCATCGCCGCATTATCGGCGGGAAGAAATTCGAACCGAATCAAATCAACCGGCTTGTCAGGGAATGTGTTTAACCACGCAAGCAACTTTCGGGAGACTTGATCCTCTTCCGCTGCCGAGACCGTCTTTTTAACCTGCTCCGTACTTCTTCACCGCCTTTTCTGCTACGCGCACCCATTTATCAAGGTTTTGCGCCTTAGATGCTTCAAACCAGTGGCTTTGTGCCTGCGGGTGAACCGCTTTGCTGAACACAAGATTCCGGTCTGTCAGCACTTTCGTTCCGCCCTTCGGCGCGTATGTGCTGCCAGTGTTTGGGTCGACCATTACTTTGCCGTAATACAAAAAGCGTGCATACGGTCCGGGATAGATAACGGCGCTTCCGTCTACCCTTGTACGCTGCGTAATCGATTCGGTAAATGCCGGAACAAACGGTTGATTATCTTTCTCAATCTGTTCCGCTAAAACGTGCTCAGCGCGCGTACACGCCCTTGCAATGGCAGTCCTTACAGCGTCCATCCCATCGGTATGCACGGAAAACTTGATGCCCATTACGCACCTCCGACTTCCCAGTGCTGCATATCGGGGCTACCGTAGTCCATAGCGTCAACCTTGGTCACGTTGTAGCAATCGTCATGGCTCAGTACGACGGTTATGTTGTCCGACACGAATTCGCCCTTTACAAAGCACGTCATGCCACCGTTTCCCTTGTATGAGAGCGTCCACAAATCGGACTTATCCGCCGACTTAAAGAATGATTGCGGACCGATGTAAGTTTTTGGTTTACCTGTTACCCCGTCCACCGCTTCCACGGCGAGCGGGATATACAGATTTACAGCGTCCGCGCTCTCAAGGCCGCTTTCGCGCACGTTCACGCCCTTCGACGCTTGCAGCATCACGCCACGCAGGATTGTGGTATAGACCTTTTCGACCTCATCAAGAGTTGCCGGGTCAATCTCCTGCACGACGTTGTAAATCGTTACAGTGTGGGGAGCGTACATCTACAATTACCTCCGCGATACAGTAGCCCGGTATGGGCAAGGTATTCCATACACGTTTCCGCAAGCAGTTTCTTCGCCCCGTCCGTCGCATTGAGCGCAGACAGCGCGGATTCCCCGCCCGTCGCAAGCGTTCTGGAATAACTGCCTACCGTTTCGCTTTTGACTTCCGCGTCATTTGCCGCGGCGTTTGCAAGAGTTTTCACGGCAAGCGCCTGTGCCGCCTCGATGACTGCGTACTTATCCACCAGTGCACAGCAGCACATCTTTACCGCATCCAAATCAGCATTGTCTTGTGCTCTGTTGCGCGTGTAGTAGTCAAGGAAGGAGCTGGCGCGGACAACAAGACGCGGGAAATCATTTTCACTCACAGCGCCCATGTAAGTGCCGGAGTAGTATTCAAAGTCTGCGTAAGTCATACGGGTCAGCTCCTTTCAGATCAGGCAGAAACGGTAACGGTGGCAGTGCCGGTCTTAGTCCCATCCTGCTTGGACTTTGCAGTAACGGTGATGCTGCTCTTGGTTTCGGTAGCAGAAACGGTCAGAACGCCCTCATCGCTGATCTTGCTCTTCGTGCCGTCCTGAGACCATTCGACCTCACCGTTGATGATGCCATCACCGTCAACCTTGGCGGTAAACAGCTTGCTCTCGCCCTTCTTTACAGTGGCGGTAGCAGGGGTCACGGCGACGGTGGAAATGGCGCCGCCCTTGCCGTAAACGGAGAAGGGGAACGGGTTCGCCTTTTCCGCATTGTAGGCGTTGATGGGGTTCGCAATTTCCCAGCCGAGACGCATGACGGCGCGCAGCGCGACCATATCGTTCTGCATGAGGTTGTAAACGATGTCCTTCGTGGCGGGGTCCTGAATCACGCCCTCGGTAAAGACCTTGAAAGTCATGTCCTGACGAATGGCATAGACGAGCTGGCTCCAATCGCCGACGATCATCTGAGCCTGTGCGGGGTCAAACGCGCCGTTCATGGGGAAGTACATATCCATGCCGTCCAGACCGTAGCGGGTCGCGCCCTGCATATCGGACTTGAAGATGGGCTGTCCAGTGGTGTCCTTCAGGCCGCGCAGCTTGCCGCGCATCTGGATAGCGGACATAACGCCGTTGGGGTTGAAGCCGTCCAGCTCCACCTTGGCGATAAGGCCATTCTCGCCCATGATGTCATCGAACACGTTGGTGCCGACGGGAACGCCGTTACCGGCAGCGATAGCAGCAGGCACAACGCCAGTGCGCCAAGTGCTGGGCTTGTTGGTGCCGAACAGGATGGCCGCATCAATGACCTTGCCGAAAGCCTCAGTCAGACGAGGCTTGACCTCGCCCCAAATGTCATAGTCCGCATCATCGAGAGCAGCCTCGGGAATGGGGACGATAACAGCGATTTCCTCGGCGTACAGCTTCTTCTTGTCCCACGCCATCTTGGTGGTCTGCTTGAACGCCTCACCAGCGCCGCTGTCGGTGACCTCGCCGTTCACGAAGTACGCGGAAGGCAGGGCGTCCAGCACGTTGATGGTCTGCGTCTTGCTGGACATATTCGCCAGTCTGCGGCCCATGCGCAGGACAGCGGATTCCGCGATAGCACCCTGCATAATCTCACGGGTTACGGGTTCCGGAATCAGGCCGGAAAGTGCGGAACGATCAATACTTGCCATGTTGTAATCTCCTTTTCGTTACTTGAGTGCGCCGCGAATCAGATTGTTCATCGCGGCATTATTTGCATTCGGTTTGTCGCCGCCGCCCGCAGGAGCCGTCCAGTCAAACTTGACTTTCTGACGATTTTCCGTGAGCTTATCAACGGCCTGCTCAAAAGTGGTCTTGTCGTCCACCATCCTGAGAGCCTTAAACGCGATAAACTCTGCATCATCGCCAGTCAGGCCTTTGGAAAGCACGTACTTGTCACGCTTGACCTGTTCAAGCTCAGACTGTGCAGCTGATAAAGCACTCTTGCTGTCTGCAAGCTCCTTATCGCGTTTTGCCTGTCGCTCCTGTTCGGTCTGCTGGCCGTCTTTCCACGTGCGGTATGCGGTGATTTCTTCCTCGCTGGGATACTTCTTCCGTTCTCTGTCAAGCCTTGACTGAATCATCTTGTCAACGTCAGCCTGAGTAAACGTTTTTTCCTGCTCTTGCGCAGTGTTTTCCGTGCCCTGCACGTTGGTTTCTTCTGCCATAAAAATCTCCTTGTTTACCGTCCTGTCGGACAATTTTTAATGTATTAAAATGTTTCTTTGCTGAGCAGTTTGCGTTTTGCCAATCTAAGCCGTCTGCGATAGCTCATAAGGGCGCTCTCGTCCCCGCCTTCTGCCCCGGCTTGAATTTCATGCAGATATTTGTTTACAACGCTTTCTTGTTCATCGATTGCGATTCTGGCAGCAACCGCTTTTTTGTATGTATTTGCTTCATTCACAGCCTTCTCAACCTTGGAGACCGCTTCATCGATTCCGCGAAAGTCCCACTTTTTATCGCCGAACTTCCCGCTTTTGCTCATCGCATCAACCAAACTTTCCCCATCTGCAATAAAAATTCTTCGTCCTGCAACTGTGCGCCAAACGCCTTCTTCGTTTGCCATGTCAAACCTCCTTTTCAAAATACCTTTGTCCTTTCCCGCTGCTCCGGCAGCCCTGCTGCCGCGCTGAACGCCTTGTATTTGGCGTTTAACCGCCGAAGTCTTATATTTACCGTCTGTTCTTCTTCACGCAATTCTGCGGCCTTGTAAGCGGATTTTTCGCGCTTTAGTCTGCGCACTTCTCGCTCAACGCGCCGCTGCATTTGCGTTGCTTCGTATGCAGTGTATTTCTTTCCGTCAAACGTGCAGCCAAGATCATCATCAATATGGGCAAGTTGCTCATCAGTGTATGTGCGTTCGCTTACGCCATCAACCCAAACATTACGCCTGTGTCGGCAGTTAGCCCCCTCAAGTCCATCAACGGCCCCAAGCCCGCACACATCGTAAATGCTGGGGTAAATGTCATTGCTACGAGTGGAATATACGAGGCCTTGCCATGCTTTGTGAGATGACCACGGAGATTTGCCCGGAATATCGCGTGCGCCCGCATGGGCAGAAACCTCAAAATACGGGGTATCTAAATACTCCGCCGATTGCTCGGTGTACTTGGCGCAAATTTGATTTACGCCAGTCATCACTGCGCGGCGCGCCGCTACGTCAATTTGATCTCGATGCCCGCTCTCATAGTCAACTACCTTCAATCCGCTGTCTGCAAGCTGCTTTACTGCCGTTTTGATAGCCTGATTGTAGCTGATCGCGCCGCTCTGAATCTGCATTTCTGCGTTATCCAAAGCCCACTGATAAGCGCGCGCGGGCTTTAACATCGTGTTGCCCACAAGGAAACCCATAGAAGCCGTTAAATTTCGGAATGTATCATGGGTCTGCCGCTTAATTGCATCCACTGTAGCCGCATCTACAAGCGTTTCTGGCTGCGTTACATGCGCAAGGTCGATGACTTCGGTGTAATACTTTTGGTTGCGTTCCACAACATCGTCAAGCAACTCATTCAACTTCGATTCGCTGATACCGGAAGTTTTGCGAATTGCTTTCTCAATCTCTTTTAGGTCGATGCCATGTGAGCGGAGCGCTCGAATGTCTTGCGCGGTTACTTCGTTTAGTTGGTCTGACGCTTTGAGACGGGAGCAGATTTCTTCCAGCAGCGTGATTTCAAGCGCGCGGAACAGTTCTGCCAGTTCTTCCGGCAGCGCGTCAAGAACTTCCGGCTGAAACGGATATTTCATTTGCTTTCCTCCGTTTCACGATTTCATCATAGTGCGGTTTTACGCGAATTACATTCCAGTCGCATTCCTCCGGCACTTTTCCGTAAAAGATCACCCATTCCGGCGACAGCCGTTTCATCATTTCTTCGTATCCGCGCAGAAACAACCGCTTGCTTTCCTTGTTTTTCTGTGTGCTTACCGAGCTAACCGCAACTATCCCGCCAACAGGTTCTCCATCAAAGCACCAATCGTAACTATGCTCGTCGCTCCATGATATAGACGGGTAGCACGTCATGCCGTGAAGCTGCCAGTATGCCGCAAGCCAGTGCTTGCGATAGTGGTTGTATATCTGCATCGCCAACGGCATATCCGTGTATGTGGAGAAGTCCGGCGCGCACACCGCCGCAAACTGCGACAGTTTTGGAATGTACCTGTCCGGCGCATTCCAATGTCTGACGAATTGGCAATCATCAACAAAGAAGTGTACGATCTTGCTCGCCGAGTCTTTTGCCGTGTAATGGTAATTCACCGGGATAAACTCTCCCTGCGGATACGCCTTGACCGGCTCGATCTGCGGAATATCGTACTTGCCCACGCCGGGGAATGCAAACTTGTCGAGATTTTCAAAGTTAAGCATTGCTATACTTTTTGGGCATTAAGTGGATTGATTTTTCGCTTTTTATACTCGTCTTTGATAATATAATTTGCCATATCGTTGATTCTGGGCTTCATGTCAATAACTTGGCTTGCTTTCATTCCGGACGGAAACATTTCCCCCAGGGTTTTTACTTCCTGCGCATACCTTTTTTGGGCGGCTTTGTATGCATCTGCTGTTTGCCTTTCTGCGTCTCCATACCCTTTCCCACCCTTATCAAAAGCATCCGCTTGTCTTTCGAAAGATTTTGCATAAGAACCCATGATATTATAAGGGTGCGTTAAAATATCTTTTGCCCAAGAGACTTGTTTTTCGCTTCCGCTTAGTGTTGGCAATCTAAATCCGCCGCCGGTTCCAGCCCCGCTGCCCGAACTACCACGACCACCCATCATTCTACCTCCTGTTGCTGTTCACCCGTCATGTCCTGCATCTTCGGCAGCGCCGCCTTTGCGGTTGCCTCGTCCTCGTTCATCCAGCGCATGCGGAACTCCCAGTCGTTCATAATGCCCGCCTGCAAGAGCTGCATATCACGGGAAAAATCGGTTTGCTTGTCCTCAATGATGCTATCATCAAAGTCGATGGAGATTTCCACTTCCTCATTCAGCCCAGCATTCATGGCCGTGTTGCCCAGCCGAAGCAGAATGCGGCACAGTTCCACAAGCGCCTGTTCCAAAATGATCTCGTGTTTTTTGATGGTGCGGAACATGGTGGAGTTCTCGCTGATGACTTGTGTGGCCGTTGCTACGCTGCCGCCGTCGAAACGGTAATAGGTCTCGCCAAAGCCGCACTTGCTGGACAGTACGTTCAATTGGTCTTGAAGTCCTACATTCAGCTGCTCGGTTCTCAGCGTCGGAGAAATTGTCTCTACAACGTTCCCTTGCTGCGTATCCTCCGGAAGCAGATAGAAGCGCCGGTCGTTGTCATCAAGCGTCGGTTCGTCGTCTTCCCACCTTGTGGCGGGCATTTTGACCATCATCATCATGGGGCCGTTTTCGAACTCGTTGACGTAGCAGTCATAGGCACAGTCAACGCCGCGCAGAACGTCGATTGCATTTGCATACACAGGAATACCGACCGGAAGCAGATAGTCAAGATTGTTTGCGATGTTCGGTCTGTCGATGACGAACTGCCTCTTGTCGCTTCCCGTATGTACCACAGGGGGGATTCGCTCAAAGCCCGGAACATCGGTGAGCAGCGCGTCGGCAAGCGTTTCGTTTTCGTATCTGTAAATACTATTCTCGATGACGTAAAGACCGTTTTCGTCTTTCCGGTGAATCTGCAAATACAGATAATTCTTTCCGGCTCGTGTGACTACGCTGTCGAACGCGCATTCTGTGATAAATCCATTCTGCCAAGCCAGCGGAAAGATGTGCTCAATCGTCACATAGTCCAGCTCGATGCCGGAAACATCACCCGGCACGATTTCGCCGCTTTCATTAACGGCCTGCCCAACCACACGTGGAATGTACGCCACGGTTCCGAGCGCTGACTTCATTTCCTGCATTTCGTTCGCCTTGACCGTGAAGTTGTTCGCCGTCAGGACCCTGTCGATAAACTCCTGCTCCTTCTTGCCCTCAAGCGTGATCTGGACTTTCTCATTCATCAAGAGGTTTGCCCAGTCCTCACAAACCTTTTTCGCCATACCGAGGCTTGCGCGGTTGCACTTTGTCCACTTATGCCCGTTATATCTCCGGTATTGATGGAACCCCTTGACTTTGCCAACGTACCACGACTTCCAAAGGGACACGTATGTATAGAATTCCTCTGGGATTGTCGTATAGCCAAGTTCTTTTAACTTTTGGATAACTGCACTGCTCATGCAATAACTCCCATTCTGCGGCTGACAGGCTCTAACGCATATCTCGTCGCGTCAATCAGGTGGTTGTTCGCGTCAGGGTAGCCGCTAATAATGTCGCCGTCTTTGTTTCTTTCGTATTCGTATCCCACAAACTCATTGTAAGCGTTTGGTGTGCGTCGCCTGTCAATGACGATCGTTCTGCGCTGCAAGAACTTCATACCATATTCCACAGAGCCGGGGCCTTTTACCGCTTCATACGCCGGAATCCCCATCGCACGAAGGTCGGCAACACTCTTCGGCTCTGCGTTATCGCAGATTGTCCTAATGTTGTTATATCCGCGCTGCTTAATCATGGTCGCGCTTTGCTCGTTGGATAATTTGTTTTGGTAAATCTCGTCCAGCAGATAGATGGTTTCTCGCGCCCGATCATAATGCAGCCGGATAAAAGCAAACGGGTCTGGGAACCAGCCGAAGTCCACTCCCTGATAGATTCGGTCAAAACTTTTGACTTCTTTATCCGTGATCTCCCGCAGTTCCAGCTTGTCAAACACATTGCCGCCCGTGCCGACCGGGATACCGAGATATTCGTGCTGGTACGCACGCTCGTCCGTCTCTTTGAGATGCTCCGCCTCGTCAAGAAACTGCTGCCCCAACCACTCAGGCGGTGCTTGCAGATACGTTGACTTGTGGCACAGGCGGTCGGCGCGTTCCTCCAAGCTGTCCTTATTTGCCCAGTTGTCACGCGAAATCGGTGGGTTATAACTTTCAAAATTCCAGAACACCGAGCCGCCGCGCATAGTCGACTGCAAAATGTTTCGTATCTCCGCGCGTCCGGCAAACTGGTCTTTTTCCTCAAAGTGCGTCACGGCAATGTAGCCAAACGGCACCTTGATAGACTTAATCTTCATGGGATCATCAGCGCCCCGGAACATGATCTTCTGCCCGGTCGGCTTATAGATCAGCTCCATCGGGGAAACCTTTGCTTCCCAATACTGAGCCGCCCCCAATTCTCCGATTGCCCAAATGTACTGAGCATACACACTATCTCGGATAGTATTTGCTACTTTACGCAGTACCAGCGCATGGCAATTTCGGTTCCTCTTCTGCATTAGGAGCAGCGGGACAAAAAGCGAAACCGTTGAGGATTTCAGAGAACCTCGCCCGCCGCTGAAATCGTAGTGCGTGTGTCCGTGCTGAAATACATCTCGCGCGACACCATAGAATGCCGGCGCGATCTTTTGCGAAAGAAGAATCTTAGACATCAATAATCACCGTCACACCGTCATTGCTATTGTCTCCCGCTTTTTCCTGCACCATCGCCCACTTGTCGATCAGCGTCCCCATCGCCGTTGTGATCTGGCTGAGATTTGCCGCCGCCAGTTTCTCCGGGTCGTTGAGCATTTCAAGCCCCTTGCCGATGAACGCACACACAAGGTCTTTGTGGTCGTTCATGTACTCCATCACATCGGCGGTGTTCTCTTCCTTTTTTTGTTCGCACTTTTCCACAATGTCGGCATTCGCCCGCACAAGGTTCTTGACCGTCGTTGCGGACACACCGTTGATTTTTGCTGTGGCGCAATAGTTGTTCGTCTGCACATAATCCGCCAGTATTTTCTTTTTCTGCCGGTCCGTCAGACGCGCAGCCATGTCATCACCTCGTCGCTCTCGCGCGCAAAATGTCGTTCTCTCTCTTTTCTTTTGGGGGATTATAGGGGGTAAGATAATACGGGGGTTGCAAGGGGGAGAAGAAGAAAGGGGGAACAAGGGGACTTTTCTTTTCTCTCTCTGAGCTATGCGATGTAAACATTTTGCTTGCAATTGCTTACATTTGTTTTGCTTCTGCTTGCATTCCTTGCGTTAATTGCTGTCGTGCTGCGGTCTAATTTCATCCGCCCGTCACAGTTTATTAACGCTTTGATACGCCGATAAGCGTTGTCAAATTATTTTTGCTACCAGCCCCCGCCCCTTGGCCTTACATAGCAGACTTTACCCGCCCCGAGGGGCTACAACGCCGCCCACATTGGGCGTTATTCTTTCCGTTTGAATTGCTTACACAATTAGCCGTACAGAACCGGTCAAGCATACTACCCTACACAACGGCCTTGCCCAAGGGCAGTCGTTACCTCACCACTTCCGTATACCTTTCGATGAACACGCCTTGGAGTTCGCTCTAAATGGTTCTGTACGCGCTAACCACGGAACTTTCAGCCCTGCGCCGGTATGTCGGTCGTATCCGTTTCTTCATTCATAGCCGGAGCCAGCCAAATAATGATTATTCGGCCTGCCGCTTTCATACAGCGCACAGGCAAGCCCCTTGTAGCGGTCTTACCCTTCCGTGCCGCAATGCGGTAGCATACATCTGGTACGGCATTGCAGTCCTGCCCTGCTTTAGCACTTCAGGGAAAGTCCCCGTCACTCGCTGTGGTCTCCCCTTACGGGGCACCTATGCCGCATATGTCCCCGCTGGGCCACATCGTTGAGAGGTGCGCGGGGTCCTGTGCCGCACGAGAGTTGCGACCTCTCGGCCCTGATCGTGGGCTGCATCGCGCGTGCGGCATGTCGCGGGGGCGGTGTGAAAAGATGAAAAGCACCGCGCCCCCGCTATGGCGCAGGAGGTAAACGCCATAAATGAGAGAACCGCAAAGGCTTTTACACCTCTGCGGCTTTATTCTCCCATAATTGCAATGCCCTGACTCACTTATAAGTGAGTTTTGCAAAATATTTTATAAACTTTTTGGGTAGTCCGAACGACCAAGCAGATAATCAATCGACACGCCAAAATAATCAGCAATGCTTATCAGCGCGTCCATTGATGGTTTTTGCGTCCCCATCTCATAGCGCTTGATGGCGTTACGGTTCAGCCTGCACAGCTCAGATAATACGCATCGTTTTAACTGGTGGCGCTCGCGCAATCTGCGCAGCCGGTCAGGAAACGTGCTCATTCCCCTCACCACCGAGCTTTCTCTTCACCCACGCCCACAGGTTGCGCCACGGGTGGGATTCTGCGTAATCGGCGCGCTGCGTTGCATTGTAACAGGTATCCGATGCGAGTGTGAAGTTAGATCGAAACTGTGCACAAAGCGCATTCGCCCGCCCAAGCGCCGCCTCAGTATCAGCGAGCTTGTTTCGCAGCACATCCGCGTCCGCTTTCAGGTTCGCGATCTCGTTTGCCTTGTTGATGGCCTCGCCGTTCATCTGGTCAAGCCGCTCGGTCAGCGTGCCGATCTCTCCACGCAGCTTTTCATTTTCCTCGGCCAGTTTTACGCCGTCCTTAAAATGTGCCGCCGCCTCGGCTTCCGCTGCCCCCTGCTTTTCCTGCGCTTCCTCCACCATCTTTGCCATCTGGTCTTTGGTGTACTTCTTTATGTTAATTGCCATTTTGCACCTCCATCGTCATTTGTTGATACTCTTCCACGCGCTCGACCTTGACTACGCGCACGCCGCCGTACTTTTCAAAGTCCATTGCCGCTTTTTCCTTAAGGCCTTGCGGGTCGGCATTGCCCGGTGCGTCCAGTTCCAGCGTCACAAGGAATCTCATTCTGCGCCCTCCTTCGGCTTTCCGTAGCTGCAAAAAGCATCGTCCCTTACTGGGACGATGTTGGCGAGCGTGTCGCCGTCCACGCGCCCGCGCAGGAACTTGCACAGCACATCCTGCAGCTCGGCCATCTCTTCAAAAACCATCGTGATCTGCGCCTGCGCGCCATAGCGACTGAGCGCCGCGCAGAAGGTCTTACGTTCCATGTCAGTCATTGCTTTTCGCCTCCAATGCTCTCATCTCCGTCTCTGTCAATGTGCGGTTGCTTGCAATATATGTCACAGCCTCGCTTCTGTTTTGGCAGGCTACGCACTCACACCTATTGCAACTACTTGACGTGTTTTCTCGAAAAGGGCATGAATAATTAAAGCAATCCACTATTTCATCGCCTCCAATGCTTTCTCCGCCTCCTCGCGGGTGAGAAAAACGGAGTGACCAAACCGATCCAAATCGGGCAAAGTAAAGATGCCCCTCTTAATTTCCGGTTCACTTTTATCTGGGTAAAGCGCAATCGGATAATGGATATAATATGTCGCGGTTCCAACCTTGCACGGCAGCACCACCACGCGCCCGTCCTTGTCAGCGTTCATCAATTCGACGATGCGCTTGAATGTTACGCCCTTACTAATTGCCTCATCCTCAAACGTCTTGTAATTGGCGCACATCGCCGGTTCAAGCCCCGTGTCCTCGTAGGCTTTCAGCCGCTCCCACACTTTCCGCTGGGTACAGCTGCCGCTTTCGCAATAACTGCCGCCTGGAATGACACCACATTGCGCGATGTCGCAGAAGTTTCCCTCAAATGTCAGTCGTTCCATCACTCCACCTCCGGCCCATCCGGCAGCGGCATCCAGTGCGTGACTGTTACCGGCGCCCCGCGAAGCATCCACCGACCATCGCTAAGGTACACGCAAAAGCATGGATTAGGAGGTGGAAATCCAGAATCGTTTTTGACTATACCCAAAACAACTTTTGACATCCCTCCTCCTTCTTCAAATTCTTCGACCTCCGGCAGCCGCTCCGTCACCGGCACCCACTTCTCCCGATCCTGCAGCACCGCGATCTCCTCGGCGTAGCGCGCGCAGCGGCCAGTCAGCTTCTCGATCAGCTCCGCGGCATCCCGCACGATTCGGCAGCCGTGGACGCCGCAGTCGTGCTCGCGGCCACAGCCCATGCAGGCCAGCGAGCCCGTTTCCACTTTTAAGCGCCGCAGCGCGGTCAAAATGTCTTCGCTTTTCATTTTCCCCTCCTCGGCCCATAGCCTAACTGTTTGATCTCCGGGTAGCGCTCTGCAAACGGGTAAAACTGGTTGTCCCCGATATAGCTGCGCGTTGCCCTGTCAAGTCTCTCCTGATAAACGTCTGACTCCTCAGTGCTCTGCATCGCCGGGAAATAGACGTCATACGTCTCGCCCCACTTTTCCGCGAGGCGGCTGAGGCGGTCATAGCCCCAGCCAAAGTCCTCGTGCATCGTGATCAGCAGCGTGTCCAGCATGTACTGCTTCGCCCGCTGCATCACGTCCAGCAGCACTTGCGTTCTCCCGTCTCTCTGCTGCAAATATCCGGATCGCTTCATTTCTCTCCTCTCTGTCTCTCGCTGATCAGCAGCCAGCTGTCGCACTTGCACTCGACGATATCCTGCACAGAGATCCCTGCGGTCGCGTTAACAAAATACTTGCAGTCCTTGCACCGCACCACGGGGACAGAAGCATCTTCCGTTAGAGCAAGATAGGCAAGAGCAAGGGGCCGGCTATGATGCAATAGTTCATCTTCGTCCATGTATTGTGCGATATGTTCGATGGTTGCAATAGCTTCTTGTTTTAGATCGACACCGCAGTCGAGATCATGCGTGTAGTGCATTAGTTTTTCTCTAAGCGTCATTGTCCGCACCTCCGTCCATTTTCGCCCCGCAGTTGGGGCAGTAAGGCTTCTCTTGATTTTGAGCGATGCCACCAACCCCGTTATGTTTTCCGCAATGCGAGCAATAGCATCTACGGCGCTTATACGGACCGTCAAATCGGACTATCCACCGCCCATGCACCACCGGGGCCACGTCGGCGGCGGGGAACGCTGCGATGACAGCATATACTCCATCCGCAAATAGCCTTTCTACCAAACCATGTTCGCCAAGCTCCATTTTCTTGAATTTGGTAATGAGCGCCTCCCGCTCAATGTATTCAGCCATTGTCTGCCCTCCTGTTCCATGCTTCGATCGACGATTCTACGGCGCTGGTGCCGAAATCCAACTCGTCTTTTAGTATTCTTGTGCTCATATAGCATCTTGTGCAAACTACTCTTACCCCACCATTTACAAACAGCCGAGCTTTGCCGCCGCAGAACGGGCAGGGTTTTAATTCAAACATCTTCTGTCACCTTCCCGATGTACTCGCAATACGCCCTTTCGAGCCGCGCGCCCGCGCTGTCTTTTGCGCTCGGCAGGAAAACAACGATATCTGCAACGTCGATCATGGCAAAGCAAATTCGCATGTAATCTGCCGGTGCCATACCCTCCGGCAGTGCAGCGGGGTTAATCGGGATGTCTCCCCGCTTATACAGTTCCGCTTCCACTTTGTGGAAATGATAATGATACCCCGGGTCGCCGGTGATTTTACCGGCTATGTAGACTTTCATGCCTTTTCTCCTTCCTTCGCCGCCTCCACATAGCACCAGCTCTGAGGCGGGCGGTGAAGATATAGCCGCCCGTCCGTGTTGCAGTCCGTTTCGTCGCCATCTCCGCAAACATTTTCGCAAGACCAACAGTTTGTGCTAAGCTCCGAGTATTCCAGACAGTCTCGCCAAAACCCCCCCAGCTTTTTCGGTGCATCGTAGATTTTCAGGTTGGAGATATGCCAGCCGTAACCGACATTTTCGCCGAGGTAGTTTCCGAACTCTTCTGAGGTTAAGCAAGTATCTTTGAGCCGATTGTCGAGCTGCTTCCCGCTATCGTCCCAGAATCCGCAGATGTTCACACGGGTAATTGCGTCGCAGATAAACTCCCCGATGACCTTGCCGCCGCCGTAAAACTGTGGCCTTGGATAGTCCGTCGCAATGAAGTCCTCGTGCGGATATTTTGGCAGCGTGCAGTAGATATAGCACTTAAACGGCGTGTTCATCTTCGGGCGCGTCTTGCGCACCTCAATCGTCTTTTCACCGTTGGCGATCTTATCGAACCACTTCGGGCGGATGCTCAGCATAACAGCTTTACTCATTTCTTCATCGCCTCCAATGCCGCTTCCGCCTCTTCGCGGGTGAAGAATGTCCCGATGGATTTGTGCACCCCCATAGTGCGTCCATTTATACCTCCATTCTATCGATTACTTTTCGAATCACGTCGCCACCGTAAGCACTTTTTGTCAACTCCAAAAACACCGTAAGCGTCATCATACCGTGCTCAAGGTCAACACCGTGGTCTTGGGCAAACTGCTTTCGCCCCATGTCGCATGAACCGGTCAATCGGTGGTGCCAGTCGTAAAAATACTGCGTCGGATACGTTTTTTCGCGGTCTGTCTCGCGCAGGAACGCATCAATGCGTTCATCTTCCGGCATATCCTCAAATAGCTTTTCTCGCAACGCCTCCATTGCTTCGCGCAGCGTTTCCCCGTGTGCAAAAACATTGTCTTGCTTGACGATGTAGCACGGCGTGAGCGTCAAATCACCGATCAGGATTGCCCCGTGCGCGGTGTTTCCGCGCACGGAACGAATCAGTGTGTTCACGCCGCCAATTCGATAGACCGGTTCCCGGTTGAAGCGTTTAATGCCGGAGCCGTCGCCGGAGCCGGAGCCGGAGCCGTAGCCGTAGCCGTAGCCGTCGCCGTCGCCGGAGCCGTAGCCGTCGCCGGAGCCGTCGCCGGAGCCGTCGCCGGAGCCGGAGCCGTAGCCGGAGCCGTAGCCGTAGCCGTAGCCGTCGCCGTCGCCGGAGCCGTAGCCGGAGCCGTCGCCGGAGCCGTCGCCGGAGCCGTAGTTCACTGACAGGAATGCCTTGACCTTATCATCAAGCGTCATCTCTTCCACTCCTTTACGCCGCGAAGCGATACCGATGCTTTATCTGTGCAAGGGATAATCTGGATTGCCCCAAGTACGGTCATTTCCGGAATCGTCACGGTAAAACGGCAGTTGCCCGGTGCTTTTGTGCCGTCCTGCGCCAGCTGCTCCACGGCACACGCGCCGTCCCAGCTCCAAATCTTACGGACCTCGGTCATGGTGACCTCGGCGCCGCTTCTCTCTTTGATCTTGCCGAAAAACACGCCTGCGCGGTCACAGCGAACGATGTAGTCCTGATTGGTGTTCATAATGAATTCCTCCTGATTTTTATTAAAATTTGAAGCTCTCTCTGAGCTTCTTCCCGTTGAAATCGGCATCCGCCGTAAAGTAGCGGTGCGCCTCGTTGATGTAGACGACGCGCCCGTGCGCAGTCGTCTCTTTCGTGGTCACGCTCATAATGCCGTGGCTGCCCTCAAATGCGGCAGGCTTCCAGCTAAATGGTTCTCCGATGGACATGGTCATTCCTCCCTAATGTCTCCTCCCCATTGCTCCGCTATGGATCTGGCGATGCCGGGGAAGGTCTTACTTCGTGCCTTTGCTCTCTCATTTGGGGGCAATTTCAAACTTTCCATGTGCCAAGGACTGTCCGTACCTTTACCGTTTTTATACTGAATAATATCAGGTACGACTATATCGGTAGGTGTTAGTTTCGGCAGACCCTTTAGCCATAAACAGGATGCTTTTCTTGCTGGGTAGCCAAACATATATGGGTGAATGATTTGAGTTGGTTTTTGATACGCTGTTGACATATATCCGACCGGATTTTCTACCGCGATTTTACAAACGCTGGCATTTACAAAGGCCATAAAAAACGCCGCAGCTTCTTCCCGCAACTGCAACCGTCTGACTGCCTTTTCGCCATATCTTTCCGTGTTAAACCAGCGATCCCCAGTAACAGTTAAGTATGTGCACGGCGGGTGCGCGATCAGTAGATCCCATTTGCCGACGTCATGCGTCTCCCCGTCCATGGTAGTCACTTGCCCACCCTCGATAGCCTTGAGCGCATCGCCCAGGATATGCCACTCAGGGTATCCGCCAGATGGCTCCTGAATGTCGCAGGAATATGCCTCATGCCCCAATGCGCGGAACGCCTTACATACTTCTTACGATTCCTCGCAGGCAACTAAAACCTTCATCTCAATACCTCACTCCGATGTAATCCAGCACTCGGCCATAGCCGAGGCCCTTTTCGTTTGGCTTCCACATCCCGTCAGCAGGGTCATAAGCCCCGCCGCCGATGCAGAAGTCGTAGTGCTTCGGGTGCGTGTGCTTCATGCGCTCAAACCGGTTTTCTCCCTTTTCGAGGTGTGCACCGAACGCGCAGAACATGCACCCCGTGCGCTGGCATCCCGTGCAATGCAGCTTGCAGTCGATCAGCGTTTCCGCATAGTCGTTATCGCCGTCGCTGGCCACGATGTCGCCGTAGACACTTGCGATAGGTAGCTCTCGGTCTACGATGAATCTCAGCACGTCCTGCTCCGTCCAAAAGCTCATGGGCTTGCCTGCTGGGTGTTTCCCTTCAAAGGCATTGCACCCAGTTTTTAACCACACCTTCGTTCTTAACCGACTTTCCTGCGCCATTGTAGCCATAGTAGGGACACGCTGCGTTTTTCTCGCATAGCCGTTCATGGGCTGCTTTTTCATTACCGCGCAGCATCTTGACGATATTGCGAATGGTGCGAATAAAAGATACTCCCACTTTTGACAGTTAAAATCGCTTGGAGTTCCGTTACTCCTCAAGTATTCCCCCCGTAGTCGAGCCGCAGAACGCCCGTCCGGCTTTACCCGCGCTTCTTCGACATACGCGGCCACCTCTTTGCTCACGATGCTGTACCCGTACTTCGTCACCACCTGCCGAATGTTCATTTTTGGGCGCAGCCGAGTAAGGTTGATCGTCACGCGAGGAAACTTCTTCCGCAGCCAGTCCGTATATTCGTTCACGAACCGCTGGATTTCTGGGTATTCCAGCCCCGTGTTCACAAACACCAGATTCAGCGGCCACGGCGGCGCCCTGAAACTCGACAGGTAACGCGCCGCCAAATATGCCAGAACCGTGCTATCCTTTCCGCCTGAAAATGACACATAGCACTTACCGTTCCACGCGGTGTACCACTGGTCGAGCTTTTCGTAGGTTAGAATTTCTTTGTCTTCCAAGTCGAGGGCTAAGAGCTGTTTCGCCGCCTCTTTCGGAATCGGCTGATTGCTATACCCTTCCATCGCGCCCCTCGCATTCTCCGAACATTTCCCTGAACGTCAGCCCCGTCAAGTCTTCCAGCGCCAGTAGCAGCCGCACCGTCACATCGCGGTCGCCGCGCACCCACGCCGACACCGTAAACTGCGACGTGCCGAGGGATTGCGCCAGTTCGGTTTGGTTGCAGTTCGTCTTTTCCAACGCTTCCTTGAGCACCGGATAAGCGCAGAACTCAAACGGCGTTTTCGGTCTCGTGATCTTGCTCATGCGTGCACCTCCCCGAACGCCTCTTCAAATGTCAGCCCCGTCACCGCAAGAATTGCCTTGATAACGCCGATGCTAAATTCGTTCTTCCCCGTTGTCCATCGCCACACGCAGAGCGGGGAGACACCGATCTTTTCGCTCAGCTCCGGCGGCGTGATACCGGATTCCTGCAATGCTTCCCTGAGCTGCGGGTATACGACCGTCTTAAACGGCACGTGCTTCATGTTTTTTTTCAACATCTTTTCGCTCCCTCATTTCATCATTTCAGATTTTTCAGCCGCTTTTGTTTAAAACTGCGCACCGCGCGGAAATCGTCTCCCGCTCGATATGCTTCTTTCCGCGCCTTGCGTCTCTCCTCGCATTTGGCTTTGTCTGCCGCGTAGTAAGGGCAATGGCTTTGACAGCCCGGGTGTCTCACAGGCGGCTCGCAGACGTGGCAATGCTCAAAACTCATCTCACACCTCGCGGATCGTGATGTTATACTTGTCCTGCATCAGCTTCTTTTTCAGCAGATAGTCCTTTGTTTTCGCGCCCTTCGCGTCCTCGACCTCGCGCAGCCAGTAAACCGTTCCGTTGCAGTCCGGCTCGGCTGCCCGCTCGTAGGTAAAGTCCGCGCGGTAGACCATCGGCTTGATGCGCTCGCCCTCAATGGTCGTGTAGCTCTCCACGAGCGTAAAATTGGCTTGCAGCCGCAGGTTGCGAATCTTTCCCATCGCGCGCAGCACTTTCAACTCGCCGAACCGTGCCGCCTCGCGCTCGGAATCGAACTTGATGCCATCGCGCACGACCTTGCGGTTGCCGTACTTGCTGCGCTTCTTGACTTCCTGCACGGCCATCTTTGCCATGACCTGAGCTTGAGCATCTTTCCCAAGCCGAGAAATATCAATGCCCATTGCTCCCCCCCATTTCGGCATCCGCCGCTTCCCACGTCAGCCCGTGTTCTCTCGCATAACGCGATACGCTCGGCATGAATGCCTCCTGTTCGGCTATCCGCTCGATGTATGGCTTCATCCACGCCACCGAGACTCGCGGGGAAACTGTACCCCTGATCTTTGCCAGCACTTGGCCGACCTTCGGGGGGATTCCCCTCGCATCCTCGGCAATCAGCGCGTTCACCGCGTCCATCGCCTCGGCAGGGTCTTCACTGCCCAGCATGTCCGACCAGAGGGACACCAGCTCTTCGGCTTCTGTGCGGGTCATCTTGGCATAGGCCTGCGGATAAGCCTGTTTTAATCGCCTCAAAAGGCTAATTACGTCAGCTCTTTCCACGGTTCTTTTCCTCCTCAAGCATCTCGGCGAATACATCTCCGCCGACAAACGGCCTATTCTGCGGCGCTTTCCAGCCCTTGTCCTGCTCTCTGGCAAGCCAAGCGGTGATGAAACGCTTAATCCCTCCGCGTGTCTTTCGCTTGGTAAGGTTCGCGTCACACCACCCTGCCATGTTTCTGAGCTGTTGCAGAACGTCAACGTTCGGATAGAGCTGCGACCATTTGGCCCTGTCGTTCTCCGACACGTCGAAAAAAGTCCCGTCATTCAGCGGCAAAGAAATCACCGGCGGCGCGTCAGCCGCTTGCGGCTCAGCGCAATATTCTCCCTTGCTATCGTTAGATAGCTGGATATTGGTTTCGGTATTGGTATCGGTTTTGGTTTCGGTATTGCCATTTTTGCCATTGGCAGACATGGCTTTGCTATTTTTGCCATTAGCAAAAATGCGTTTGCCATTTTGCCATCTTGCGGCAGCACCAGCCTTGCCAGCTTCGCTTCTCGTTGTAGCAATATCGTCATAGCTTGCCTTAAAGCGGTCTTCCTGCGCCATCATGCGTTTGACAAAGAATCTCTCATTGCCACAAAGCGCTATCTGCTCTCCCGTCATGCTGTAAACCAGCAATGCCCGCGTTAGCCGACCGAACTCTGCATCGTTGAGCGCATCCATCTCCTCTAAATAATCATAGGGGAGTGCTGCATAGTTTCTTGCCATCTAAGCACCGCCTTAAAACGGGAGGTCGCTTGCCTTGTCGTCTACTTCGGCATATTCCTGAGGAGCTGCGTCGTATCGAGGTTCGTTATCCTTCTTACTGTCACCAAAGTAGATGTTGTCGGCGATGATCTCCGCGTTGCGTCGCTTATTGCCGTCCTTGTCCGTCCAGTCGCGGACGGTGAGCTTGCCCTCGACCACGACCATGCGGCCCTTGCCGAGATACTGGCAAACAAACTCAGCCGACTGTCGCCACGCTACTACGTCAAGGAAATAGGTTTTCTTCTCGCCGGTTGCCTTGCTCTTGAAATCGTCGTCGACGGCGACAGTGAAGCTCGTGACCGCCGTTCCGTCCTGCGTGCGGCGCAGTTCCAGATCGCGCGTAATGCGACCCATGATGCAAATTCTGTTCAACATGATTCTTCCTCCAAATAGTTTTTCTTGAATACAGCCATAAAAGTATCGTGGCCGTAAAGCTCTTCAAAGCGCTTCTGACACTCGCGTTTCAGCCGCATATCCAGCTCGTGACCGTCTTTCCCGTGCACGCCGTAGTCGGCCATGTTGTGCCAGTCAGCACGCAGCCACACCCAGCAGCCCCAAATGTCGGATAGCTGCCGACGGCCACCACCGTAAATGTGATGCCGCGCGAGGTTCGTCGAGAATCCTGAGATATAGCATTCTCTCTTGTCCTGCATGATGCTTTTAGTCATCTGCCCCATTCCTCCTTTAGCGCGTCAAGCTGTTGTGGGGTCAAGGTATCAATGCCCAGATCCTTGCAGTCCTGCACGATGTTGTCGATCAGGCGTGACATTTGCTTTGTGTCAAAGGTGGACGAGCCGTAATACAGCACCACGTTCTTACAGCCGTCAATTTTGCTGCCCATCACTTCCGCCTGCCATCCGATACCATTCTTGTTCCAGCCGTCGCATAGTTTCTGCACGGCTTTCTCGCGCACGCAGACTGTTTCTGTGTTGCCACCAACGTCCCGCACCTCTCGGCGGTAAATCTCGCTCTTGGGCGTTCCTGTGGCTTCTGCGAGCTTATCCAGCAAAACCCATAAGTAAGCATTGGCATCGAGGCTACGCTTCTCACGGGGCTTCTTGATGGTCACATCAACGTCAACCTCCTGCAGCTCGTCGTACAGTGCGCCGACGTTCTCCCGCGTAGCGATGGTGAGCAGATACCCACCATCGCGCGCAAGGGATAGATCATGCAGTCGGGCTTTCATTTGCTTTTCTCCTCGCCATCATGCACGCCCAGCAAAGTGGTGCTTTATAGGTCTTTCGCGCGTTCTCCGCGATCTCCGCAACGGAATAAGACTTGCCGCCGTGCGTCACCGGGTAGATGGGCTTGCCGCAGTCCTTGCAAACCGGTTTTCCAGCCGCCTCGTTTGGTTGCTGTCTCTCCGGCCTTGGCGTGTACTTGGTCGCGTCCTTCGCCCAATACACATCCGCGCCAAAACCGAGCGCCTTGCAGGCCACAGAGATAGCATCGGTCAGCGCCATTTTGAAGCACTCGTCAGAGGTGTAAAGGCCGTTGCGTTCACTGGCTACAAACGCGCTGCCGCCTGTGCCTGGGATCGCATCTGACCATGCACCATCGACTTTAATGAAAAGGTCAATGTCCACAAATGCGGAAACCTCGTTGTTCGCGCCATTTTCAAGGCGCTTATCAGTGATGGTATATTTCCAACCAATACCGCAAGGGCCGAACTGCTCCGTTAACGCCTTAATGCGCCACATTGGGTTGATATCAGTCTTGCCTTTCAGTCGTCCCGCTTGAATCTCACGTTGCGCGGACGTTGGGACTTGCCGAACCCGCTCATAAATTTCGAGGTTCTCCATCACTTCACCCCCATGCTCATACCCTGCACAAGCGTCGCGCCGTCGATTTCGGCGCCGTTTTTCAACAGCGGGGCAAGGTCAGTCTTGCTCACCGTGGGGGCGTTGTAAGTAACCTCGCCGTCGTGACCGTTGGCGAGCATCCACGCCACCACCGCGCCCATGTCGGAGACCTCCACACTGGTGGTTTTGCGATAACTGATGGAGCATCGGGGAGTGGAAAACTTCTCGCCGTTCAGCACAGAATCGAGATATTTTTTCTTGCTCTCTGCCGCGCGCTCTAAGGCCTGTCTGCGCGCCGCAAGGGTCTTCTCTTCTTCGCGGATCGCCTTTGCTTCGGCGACGTCGTTTTTAATCCAAAGCGCGATGTTCTCAATCTTCTGCTCTCTTGCCATGTTCAGCTCAAAGAGCTTTTCAACGTCAAGGATTTCGCCGGTCTCGGCGTCTACACATTCCGCAAGCGCGGAATCAATCTGATAAAGGTTCATTTTTTACCTCCGTAATATTGCCCGCCCCGCAGAAGGGGCAGCATAGTATCGTTTGCGTCTCCACGCCGCGCTCACCGTCAAGGTCCTCGCGCCTGCGCAGGACGTCTGGCTCGTCAAAGGTCAGCCCACACCATTCGCAGCGGTACATCACATCATCGCCGAGACCGCGATAAGCACCGCCGCCAGCAGCAGGCAGATACCGGCAAAAAGCATCGCCTCATCCGCCTTGCGCTGTTCTCTCGTGCGCTTGTCGTGCCATTTCATCGTCTGCACCCCCTGTCGATAAACGGCAGCAGGTCATACAGCACCTTGCCCACCGCGCACACGCCGATGACGGCAAGGCTCGTGGTGAAGTTGCAGCCGTTGAACACGCTCACCGTAGCGGCGATGCTGCCGAAAATCAGTGTGTCAGTCATTTCGCGCCTCCGATTAGCATGAGCTTTTCCGCGTCCGTAAATTGCAAAACTCGGTCAAGCTCCCAAATTTCATCTAAAGTCCAGCGGGAACGCCCTGCCATGCGATTGCAGATTTGTGTTTCTGATAAGCCGATTTCCTCGCCCAGCTCCTTGCCGGTGCGAATCAACGCTCGTCCCATCGCGCCGCGCACGGCTCGCTCAAGGTCGTTTCGCCGTCGCGTTAACTGTTGTGGCTTTAGCATCTTGCCTTTTCCTTTCTCTCGTGCTACAATAAGCACGGACACAATATCTTGTGGTGAGATTTGTCCCACCCGCCCCGCTCGATGCTGCAACATTGGGCGGGGCATTTTTTGCCTTCATATGTCCGCCCCACTTATCGCCAAAATCGCAGCGCAAACCAAAATGGTCAAGACCAAAAAAACAGCGCTAAACAAAACGCTTTCCGTTGATCCTGCAATCCACGCTGAAACAAGCATTAAGATAGCGGCGGATACAATAGCGACCAGAGCCCATGAACAGAGAAGCAAAAACAATTTAATAAATCGTTTCATGCGCCCACCTTATTGCCCTCTCTGATCTCGTCGGCACGCTTTCTCATTCCCGACCATTTGCTTTGCTGATTTTCGGCAAATTTCTCAGCCCGAATTTGTTTTAAGGCTTTACAGACTGCATTCTTGATACCATCGGTCATATCAACCCCGCATGCAGAAAGCGCATCCAAAACAATTTCAACTTGACGTTTTCGCTTCATGCGCCATCCTTGCCCGCTCTTGCGGTCTGCGCTGCTTCCGATGCCGCTCTGATTTCCGATTCGGTCACGCCATATAAACGGGTCAGCGGTCTAATGTACTTGCTTGCGATACCATTCACACCGCGTTCCCAATTCGACACAGCGGAAACTCTTACGCGGAGTTTCTTTGCTACGTCTTCCTGACGCAAACCGGAATTTTCTCGGATTGCCTTTAATCCCAAGCGTTCTCCCCTCCTTGTAAAGTTCAGAACTTTATATTGACAAACGCAACCAACGCCGCTATTATGTAAGTGTCAGCCAACAAAATATCGGTTATAAGTCCGCAAAAACGGGAAATCCGTTGGGGGCTTGGTTTTTTGTTGCCTTAATTAAGTTCTGTAAGGCTATTATAGCCTACATAACGGTGGATGTCAACGCCTTTGACAACAAAATGTAGGATTTAGCAGAATGGACAAACACATGTCGTTGGATTTGGCAGTTATTATTAAAGTATGGCTTACAATATTTTTGATGACGGATCTAAACCGCTCGAAGAAAAAAACGACGCTTATTCTCAAATAAGAGAACAAGAGGTCGTTAGATTGAGAAGCTTTTATGATTTTTCAACCGTTGATGGGATAAGAAATATTCCTGTCCCATGTACAGAGGTAAACGGAGATTCCCCTACAGGCCGTGTAGAATATTACTTGCGCGGTCAGTGCTTCGCAAAATACTACAAAGAGAAAAATATTGCACTTGCCGTAGAATGTGTAAGAAAAGCACATAGCTTAATGTTTATATCAGATATGATTTGGAAGTACGATGCTTACATATCTGACATAACGCAT